TGCCTATAAGAGTTTCTGTGGCTAAAAATCGTACAGGGGTTGTTCCTGGCACGACCGAATTAGTATCAGTATATTTGACAATAAGGGTATCAGGATCACCGTCTGCGGCCGGTAAATAATCTATAACAGTCGCAACAACACCATTTGTTTGTCCTGTTAAATCCACCGATCCTATTAGAGTAGATGCATCAAAGGTAGGAGTAAGAATTTTTACAAATTCATAACGGCCTATAGTAATGCCCCCTGGATTTACAGAGGCGCCTTCCTTAAAGATATTACGTCCAAATCGAGCCAATTGTTCAGTTATAAGAGTTTGGGATTGGGTTAGTTCTCTGGCCTGTAACGCTCTTCCAGAATTAAATAACATACGATAATAATTATCACTATCCGCGTAATCATCTCGGTATGTGGAACTAAAAGCGTCCTTTATAAATTGGTCAGTCATATCTTTATTTTACCATTAAAATTGTATAATAGGTTTAATATCTTCGGTTTGGTCTACAGAACGGGATATCGATGCTCTATTATCTATAAGCATTAGTTTACCACTGTATATGTCAATTTCTGGGGGTTGTTCACTATCCATTATTCCTGAACCCCCCTCCGTAGTAGTTAATGTATCTCCGGTTACAAAGGTACGGTATCCAGTAATTTCGGTTTGGTGTACAATTAACTGATCGCTATCCACATAATCTATAATAGCTTTAGCTCCGGATATTCCCCCTACCACAACACCGTCATTAGCAAAGCTTAGAAAATTGCCAGAAGATTTAGTCAATTTCTTACCCGCTCGGCCCGTTGTCTCTATAAACGGTTCGGAACTATCATATTGTAAAATATCTCTTAGTAATACAATCTGTCTAAAATCATTGCCTATAAGAAAATCCCCGCCTTGAGGTCCGGCAGGTTTGGCGTTAAACATAATAGCAGTTGATCTTAGATCATTTCTAGGATCGGCTCCATATCCTCCTTGGGGCGCGATAACAGCTCTTACAACAGCAGTTGTTGTGGGACTTCCTCCCCCGGTCAATACGACTTCTACTTTATTATAATCTCTACCCATCATTACTGTACCGGCACTATCACTAATAACAACTTTAGTTATTACACCGGCAGCATAAGTTGCCGTGGCCTTTGCAGTAATAGTACCATCTCCTAATATAGTGACTGTGGGATCAGAAGTATATCCCGCTCCTGGATTAACAATATCAAAATTGGCAATCTGGCCAGGTATCGCGGAGTCCTGTATACCCAATTGTTCAAGATCGGAAACGGTATTACCGGGATCAGCAATTACCAATTTAACTGGCATGTAACCAGAAGATAAAAATTTATTTGATTCGGCGGTACCCAGAGTGTACAAGAATTTCCAAACATAGCCGTCTCCGGTCCTGAATGCGTTTTTACTAGATCCGCTGGGTTCAATGTTAGAAGCTTGGGTTACCCCGTTACTATTCTTATTAGCATACAGACATATGTATACCGCGTTAGCTTGAGTCAATACATAATATGGGTTGTTAGGATATGCAGAAAGGTTATCCTTATAAGCAGAATATATTGTTCCGCTCTGCCAATTGTTTTTAGGTACAACATAACTACGGTCAGGTACCTGTATAATAGACTGTAAGGATTCTCTTGCTTGTTTTTCTTCTTTCAGACTAGAAACGGGAACTACAACATCATCGAGCGTGTTCCACTGTTCAGACCGACCAATACCTATATAAAAATTATCAGAATCATCAAAACTGTTGAACAAATCATCAGCTAGTTGTTTTCTAAATGTAGGAGTAATTATCGCTGCCATGTTATGTATATCTCTTTATATTAACTAATTGTTGTATAGGTGCCGGACATAAGAAACCATTTACTGGATACCCATCGGAATGAAGCCGAACCTTTTTGAGCCAATGCGACTGTTGTTCCTTGACCAAAGGTTGCAGGAGTTATTGTAACAACACCCCCGGAGGCATGTACAGAAACAAACTCTTTAATCTGGCCCTCTCTTGTACCATTAGCCAGACTCACCGCCATTACACCACTTCTATTACAAATGGTTAAAGGTATAGATTCTGACGCGGCGGGCGAGGCGGTCGTTAAAGTCTCACTGACCATAGCCGGTCTTAAAGAAAATCCTATAGAACCTGTACCTTTAGGAGTTAAATTGACGCTAACATTCGCGCCAGAGTTTGTTGCAGCAACGATACCATCAGTACCCAATGCTAGATTAGAAGGCAACAGATTTGTGGAGTCTCCCCCCGATTGCGCAGAATACAAATCCGCGAAGTTCTCATTAATTTTCTGGGCGGCCTGTCTTAGAGAATCTCCTTGACCATCATTTGCTACCAGGCCTCTTTGAATTATTTGTCTTGCTGATGCCATTATTTTGTCCGTTAAGGTTTATTAGTGGTATTTATACATACCAAATAACAATTTTAAATAGTTATGCAATAATTCATCCTTTGATATTACGGAACAAAGGACGAATACGGAACATTTTTTACAGTATATGTTTGGTCCGGTTCATATATCGTATAATTATTAAATATTTGAATTTCATCCAGTTTACCTGCTAATTCCCATGTAAAAGGATCATTGAGAAAGGTTCCCCCTACCTGATGATGGTTAGCAAAGACAGCGCCCGGAACAATAGTATAGGTCGTTTTGTTTATAGGTTTACCATCATAATGCATCCATACATGACCTAAGGTGGGTACAGCAGAATCTTGGCGGGTTGAGAACACAAACTCATGATATTGTCCATCCTCAAAAAAATAAATATCACTATCCTGGGCATATAACTGCCATCTAAGAGAGTTAGTTATTCTCATAAATCCCCCGATGTAGTTATTATCGCCTCCACTGGGGGGCATGTAATGATATAAACTTATGGCTGTATAATTAAGATCCCCTCCATATTGATACATGCCTCCATATAAAGCGCTATCCAGATCCTTTTTATACCACAATCTCAAAGTAAAATGGTTGACATTTAATGGATCCATATCAACGCTGTCACCATTCAATATTTCCAAGTGGCCGGCTTTACCTATTCCCCCATAAGCCACTCCAACTGGACCTGTACCGGTTGCCGCTTTACCAAATCGACCATCATTGGAAAGTACAAGAGGGCCAACAGTAGTTAAATCCGGACCCACAACTGAAAGTACGGCCGAGTCTTGGAGTATTTCCATACGATTGTGTAATATAAGAGCATGAATATAATCACTATCTGTTGCTTGAAGATTTACACTCCACCAAGTCTGGTCCATTGTCTCAAAAGTATTCGACATAGTTATAGTTCTAATATTTTCCTCAGTACTATCCATATCGAAAGAAGGAGGTTCGACTGTCATGACCTCCTCAATACTGTCATACTGGCGATTTAAGTCTTCTACATTCACTGTTAGGTAAAATTTCACCGTATTGTGTAAACCTATTCTATAAGAGTCGGCCATATTAATCTACCACCACAGCTGTTATGTCAACATAAGCAAACTCGGTTGTCCAAGTTGCATCGGATACCAGAACGATCTTGATTTCATCAGGTTCGAATAGAGGCACGGTAGGCATAAAGTAACCTTCCCCAAAGACATTCGCAACAGTAACGATCCGGGTTTCCCCTTCCACATACAGGCCAGCAGGATGCACAAACTGTTTATAAATGTCTATCCAATCCGATACCGATAAACTGGTTCTAATAAGAACAGCAAAGGTCTGATATAGTTTATCATTAACAAGATAACGGAAAGAATCAGGACCTATAAGAGAGTCGTCCACTATAAAAACATTATTCTTGGTATAGATAACCTCTGCGTCTACTCCAAGAAAGATACGAAAGAATTGTTCCAGAGAATATTTACTGCCTTTCGAAGCGTACAGGTTGGAAGACAACTTAAGAGCCAATCGACTATTATCCAGACCTTCGAAAGACCTCTGGCCCAATAACAATTTATCCTCAAGATATTGCAGGTACTTTTCATCGATAGCGGTAATGTCAGCTGCATTAAGTAGGGTGTGTATCTCTTTGGCCGCAAAATCTCCCTCATGTACTCCATGATAGTATGCAATAAGGAATTCCGCAATCTTAGGATAGGTCTCAACGAAATAATCCGGCAATATATCATACACCGGATGACTAACTATCTGGTGATCCCGTCTGCTGGTATTAATGAGGGTTTCGTTTATCATGAGGTATAAACAATTGTTCCTAGAGCATACGATGCATCAGCATCATGGTATAATACTTCGTTATTTTTGGTTGAGATAGTATTAATGTTACCTGGTACCGCTGATATCTTAATATAACTTACACCCCCCAGAATCGCAGCAGGCGAAAAGGCTGTCAACTGAACAGTATTTCCGGAATATATTCCAATATTATCCGCTAGGATTTCTCCGTTGACATCATCTACTATCTGGAGTATATTTGAGTTTAACTTATTCTTTATCCTCGAGGTTCGTGTGTTAAACACAAAGGCGGAAGAGGTCACCATATAGTACACATCATCCGGATTCTGGATTGCGACAGGGTATCTTAGAGTAAACACATTATTATAGGAAAGAATAGGAGTTACCCTTTGTTGCATCCTGATGATAGCGCTACTTGACAATACAGAGGTAGAAACGTCATCCACGTCGGTCAATAGATTTGATAGTCGGAAATTCTGGCCAAACTTACCTAGATTATCGGTAAAGTATTGTATGGAGGCATTCTTCACCATTTGTTGCATCGTACCTAGGGGTAGATCCGTCAGGGTGGTATTAAAGTCAAAAGAAATACCTGTTTCCAGGTAGGTAATTTCCGGTTCCGCAAATTCCAGACCAAAAGATAATACCGATAACTGGTCTGCCAGAATTCGAATATTAGTCTTTGTAGTTTCTATTGTACCCGCACTGATATCATCATTGAACAGGATGGATAGGAATATCTTACCAAACTCCCTGACCACGTTATCCTGGCCTCCCCAGGCCGAAATGTCTGTGATAAGACTGGAATAATGACGCAACACCAATGCCGCATAATCATCCGCGGTCACCATCCGGTTCTGGGCGGCATAAAGATAGGGCGCGTTCTTACGGATAGATTCTATATCTTCCTTATACGCTCCCCCGGCCGAGTTATTAACCGTAACAATGCTGTCCACATTATAGTCATTTACCGGTACCGCAGGTAGAGTAATATCGGTAGTAAATGTTGTCGCGCCGTTTGCATCGGGTCCCGAACAGGAGAGATAATCAATCTCAATCATATTTCCCGCAACCGGGATTTTTCCCAAGGCGGTACCATTACCAAAACTCAACTCGAAATTGCCGTTAGGAGATTCCTTTAACAGATAGATGGTAGAACTATTGGATAGACTGATCGCCTCGGTAATATTAGTATAGGAGGTATAGACATCCGATGAAGGAGTTTCATACACCTTCACGATACAGGTATTAAGGTCCAGATTAGGATCCGGTATAACATAGACCGATGCATCGATATACTGACCTACCAAGAATTTTTTTGTGCGAGAGATACCCTCATAGATAGGAATATTAGGAGACCCTTCCGCGGTAGTAAAGATATAGAACCCGGATCCGTTATCAACCGCTTCCAACGCTTCGATAGTCTGGAAGATATAGGACTTGTTTTCCACCGAACTAAAGAATTGTTGACCCGCGGACAGTTCGATCTTCTGAGGTCGGTCAACCGCAGTAAAGGTAACA